CAGATTATTTTTTTATACCACTGATTTTCTTAGAGAGTTTTAATAGTCCTGCTCTAGTCTTACGTATAGGCAAATGGACTGTAAAAATGCCAGTAGATTGGCAATTGTTAATTGGTGAAAGTGATCTAGGAGATTTGGAAGTAGTGCCACTTACTAGTATAAATGATCGTGGGTTCAGTGCTTTTTGTTTTAATCCGTTGACCAGTTTTAGACCTGAATTCCATCCAATTGAAATAGTAGATATCTACCAAGATGTGAAATGGTATTTCCCCAAGCTTAAATCGGGACAAATGCTAGCAGTACCATTAGAGTCTGAAACATCTGGTCCAATGTGTGTTTATTTCGTTAAAGAATTAAGTAGAGCAAGTGAAATTGTGGATTTTAGCAAGGCCTGGTAAACATGAGTAATAAACTAGATATTAATGTTGAAATGCAAGCACTAGACGAAAAAAATCGTCTGTTCTACGATAGTCTAAGTGATGAAGAACGTAAAAAGTTTAGCACTTATTTAATTTTCAAATGGGGTGCAAATGTTGAGGGCAGCGCAGATTTTCAGGAATGGTATCTTAGAGCCACTAATGAACGTGTAAACAAAAACTTTTTTGATCTTGGTAAACATCCAAAGTTACAGTGGCTGTTGTGTACTACAGTCAGCCCTGGCATGGGTAAACGCAGACATTATTGGTTAAAGGCAAGCCGTAACGTATCAAACACAGAGTTTGATAAAAAAGTCAAATTCATCTTAACGCAGAAACCTCAGCTATCAACTGAAGAAGTTGAACTCATGGCCAAGCTTAATACTATTGAAGAATTACGCATCTGGGCCCTAAACTTGGGGTGGGATGATAAAAAAATAAATTCTGAACTGTGATTAATGACATTTTGACAATTTGGAAACAAAATATGAATGCTAATACTAGCAAACCTGAATACGTTTGTAAGTATTGTGATAAGTCTTTCGTTAAAGAAACCACACTGGTTGCACATACTTGTGAACAAAAACGACGTGCCGCACAGGAAAAGGAACCAGCAGTACAGTGGGGATTACAAGCCTATAGGATTTTTTATGAAACTACACAAGTGGTCGCCAAAAAGAAAACTTATCAGGAATTTAGCCAGAGTCCTTATTATCTAGCATTTGTCAAGTATGGTAGATATTGTCAAGATATACGTTGCATTAATTATATTGAGTTTACACGGTGGTTGTTGAAAAACAATAAAAAACTAGACTATTGGTGCTCAGATCGTTTATATGATACATGGTTAAAAGTGTATTTAAAAACAGAAAACGTTCAGGATGCTTTAGAGCGCAGCCTAGCCACCATGTGTAAGTATGCTGAGGAACATCCTGAATTAAAGAATGGCTATGTAGATTACTTTAGATACGGCAATGCTAATCGTATTTTGCATCATATATCTACTGGATACATAAGCACCTGGGCAATATATAACAGTAGCTCAGGTGCAGAGTTTCTTTCAGGATTAGATGAAAATCAAGTATCTACAGTGATTGAATGGTTAGATCCCGATCACTGGCAAAAAACATTTACACAAAATCAGGAAGATACACAGTGGGCGAGAAAAATTTTGAAACAAGCAGGTCTGTAAAATTTACTAGTGATATTGATATAGATCTTGCTGATAGATCTATGTTACTAAAAACTATTAAACATATCCCTGCATCTATAGTTGATCAAAAAAATGAATTAACTGCGCATAATACCGGAGTTTATGTTACCAGTACTCCTTTGGATCCCATTACTGGTAGATCCAGTTTAGATTATAAAATAGCAGAGCAGCGTGGGTATATAAAGCTCGATTTCTTAAATGTAAACGTGTACCAGTTGGTGAAAAACGAAAGTCATCTAGTAGAGTTAATGAATACTGCACCGCCTTGGCATCGTTTATATGAACGGGACTTTTGCCAGCAGTTGATGCATATAGGAAATCACTATGACAGTTTAATCAAAATGCCAGAAGCTGTTAATAGTATACCTAGACTAGCCATGTTTTTAGCTCTTATACGCCCAGCAAAAAGACATTTGATTGGACTTCCCTGGGCAGAAGTTGCAAAAACAGTTTGGGCTCCTAGTAAAGATGGATCTTATGCATTCAAGATGAGCCACTCAGTTTCATATGCTACTCTAGTTACTGTACATATGAATTTGATTAATAATTAAATTTTTCTAACCAGGGTAATTGAACGACGCTTACTGCGTTTTGCCGACATTTCTTTAAGATTAACCTGTGGGCCCATTTTAATCTCTACATCTTTGCTGTTCATAGTTTTAACACAAAATTTGAACTCAGCCCAGTCTTGTTTTAGGAATACATTGATAGGTATAATCCTATTACTTTCCCACCACCATTGCTCGCCAAGTTCGAGAAATTTACGTTTCTGATCGGTAGTTCGTATACTGCCAAAATCGTAGATGGTGGTTATTTGTTCGTCTGAATTTTGTATTATACCTAGGTATTCATTACCACCATATATTAAATATGTGATGAAGGGGTATTTGTCTAGTAGCTGTTTTATTTCTTCCACTTTGCGATAAATAGTAAAATGATGAATATAATCAACACTTATTTATATCCGAACTTGGTCGAAGTTCAAATTTTGGATATAAACATATTTAAAGTACGGAATAGAACTATGTATGCTAGGCCTGTAGTAATATATCAGGGAATAGATAATCCCATACAGGTTTTGATAAAAAATCAAGATCAAAAACCTGTGAACTTGACAGGATACTCCGTACAAGTTGACATACAAGACCCTGTAAACAAAATTACTGCTTATTCTTTAGCAGTAAACTTTGCAGACATCACGCAGGGACGAGGGTCTTTTGTTATAAGTAAGAATATAGTTGATAGTTTAGGGTTACGCATTTACAAGTTAACATTTAGAACAAATAAAAATGTAGATAACCAAGAGCAACCTTTGTATATTGATGACAACTACGGTGTTCCCTTAGATTTACATGTTAAACCTGCATATTATTCAGATATGTCAGGATCAACACAAGCAGCGGACACAGTATTAATAGATGGTGGGACAATATAATATGACAACTGTAGCAAATTTAAATGTAAGACAGATATTACTAAAACGTGCCAACTCAACTGTTGGTAGTAGTTATATTGGTCCAGTGGGTGAAGTTATAATTGATACAACTTTGCGCACTCTACGTATTCAAGATGGATTAACACCAGGTGGACACTTGTTACCAGTAACTGCGAATATAGTAACACTGGTCAATTCTGCCGTACAAACTACCACGGTGCAAAGTATAGAAACAATTGTAACAAATGAATTAGTGGAAGTTTATGCAAACATTGCTAATGTAGTAGTTGACATTAATCAACTTGAATCAAACCTAGCAAATTTAACTCTAGGAGCTCCATCTACTCTAAATACTCTTGCTAAAATTGCACAAAGCTTGGGGAATAATGCGAATGTAGCATCAACGATTAGCAATGTTCAGGCCAGTGTTAATTTAGAAACTTTAAGAGCTCTAGCTGCAGAATCAGCATTGCAAGCTAATATTGCTGCTGAAACTGTTGCCAGAACCGCGGCAATAAATGCTCTAGCTAGTAATATTTCAGCAGGCATAGTGGGTGATGTAAGTGCTGAAGCTGCACTACGAGCTGCTGCCGATCAAAGTTTGCAATCAGCGATCGCGGCAGAAATACAGGCTAGGATATTGGCAGATCAAAGTTTACAAAATTCAATAACCAATGAAGGATCGGCCAGAACTAGTGCTGTTAATACTCTTACAACTAATCTAAATACAGAGATTAACAACAGAATACAGGCAGTTCAGACTGAAGCTAATATAAGAGCCGCTGCAGATACAGCACTGCAAGCTAATATAACCGCGCTTGCAAATGTAGCTCGAACTGGTGCATATTCAGACATAATTGGTGCTCCTAATTTAACTGCTCTTGCGTCAAACGTTAATCCTTCTATATCTAATACATTTCACCTAGGCAATCCTTTACAGCGTTGGCATAGTTTATATTTGGGTCCTGATAGTTTGGATATTGATGGCATAATAATCAGTGCTCAAAATGGAAAAATTACTACTTCTGGGTCTTTTGATTTAACTGATTCAAATATTAATTGGGCTAATGTTTTAAACAAACCAATTTTTGCAAATGTTGCTCTTACTGGCAGCTACGTAGATTTGAGTAATAAACCTACAGCACTAAGTCAGTTTGCAAATGATTTGAATTTCGCCAATGTATCTTACGTTGATACTAAAGTGGCATCACTGGTGGGGTCAGCCCCAGAAACTTTGAATACACTTACTGAATTGGCTAATGCTCTTAATAATGATGCTGCGTTCGCCAGCAACATCTCTTATTTGATAGGAACTAAAGCTGATACCAGTAGCTTGTCCACTGTGGCTTTTAGTGGAAATTATGTAGATGTGCAGAATAAACCAATACTGGTATCTAGTCTAGCAATAGTAAGTTCTAACTTGCAAGTAACTAAAACAGATAATTCTGTTACAACACTAGGCAGTGTCATGGGAGCTACAGGTCCCGTAGGATACACCGGTAGTCAAGGCACCCAGGGCGTTGTGGGATTTACAGGTAGCCAAGGTAATTTAGGCTACACTGGGTCTATAGGATTTACTGGTAGCCAGGGCGCACAAGGTATTACAGGCTTCGCTGGTAGCCAAGGTCTAATTGGTGTTCAGGGCCCAACTGGTTATACAGGTAGTCAAGGTGTACAGGGATTTACTGGATCATTTGGATATACCGGCAGTCAAGGCATTCAAGGTGCACAAGGGGTCACAGGATATACAGGTAGCCTAGGACAAACTGGCGCAACTGGTCCGATTGGATTCGTTGGTAGTCAAGGTGCACAGGGAAATACTGGATACACAGGCAGTCAGGGTGTCATTGGCTTAACTGGTAGTGTCGGCCAGACTGGTGCCACTGGTCTAACTGGTTATACTGGCAGTGTCGGTCTACAAGGCAATATTGGATATACTGGCAGTCAAGGAATCGCAGGCTCCACTGGAAGTCAGGGTATACAAGGCAATATTGGATTTACAGGTA